TATGGAAACCTTTTCCCAAGGCAAACGTAGTTGTACGTAAATTCTTATTCATAGGAGTATTGACGGTAAGTACAGTAATTAAACCTTCTGTATCAGTATTGAAGTTGTAATTAATTATGTCACTTGGTAAAATTGTGTAAGGAAGAATGCCTTTTACATTGAGATTATAAAATGGGGGCTTAAATACAAAATTCCCATCTACATCCTGGAAGAATTCAAAATCTGTCTTTGTCTTTACTTCAGTTGCTATCTGAAGCTTTGTCATAAATTCAGCATTATCCCAACCACCCATATCATCATAGTCTACAAAAATTTCAAATCTACGGATATAATTCTTATCTAAACTGAAAAGGCTCCTGTCTTGAGGCTCTGTAGACCTTTGCAACTGTGAATTACCCGCCTTATTCGGCACATATACATCAGGTGCCCTTTCCTGTATACCATTATTATCTACCCGTTTACCGTTGAGCCCATACATCTTCAATAAACCAGACATGTTAGCAAAACGTTGTTGCCAATAGGCCATTATACCTTCTGTTACCTTTTCAAACAAACCTGTAGGATAAATACTATTTAAAGGAGTTTTCTGACCTGCCCATGCTGCAGTAACAAACTCATGCATACCCATATTTGTAGTGAGTCTGTATAATATCTGATAAGGATTTAATCTTTTAAAAACCGTTGAGAAAGCAGTTAAGGTAAGATTACCTCCCGCCATTATATTACTCTCAGGTATTGGGTGAATATTTATTGTACTATATGCCCACCAGTGAAGTGTGTCAGCACAGGTTAAATTTATCTTATAAGCTCCCCCAGAATAGTTCTCTTCTACATTGGTTATAAAACCCCAGAACGCAGGATAATATTTTGGGCTCCCATTTACCATAAATCGCCCCTTATAATAGACTTTTACTTCCATCATAGGAACAAATAAGGGAGCCCGAATGGGGGAATTATTATCGATACCTTTATAAAATGTCCAATATTTTGATTTTTCACCATAAATAGGAGTAGTGATTTCTATAGAAGCTGAAGAGGTTCCCGGTGGGTCTAAATTATTTTGCACATTAATAGCAGTGATACCATCATTAAAAGATACGGTATCATCTTTACCACTTACCGGAGCAATAACAGCGGTGGTAAGACTCCCTCCAATATAAACAAGGGCATCAGGGGCTAACTTTATAACCCCACGATTATAGAATTCTCTTAATGTAAATATACCACTACCAAGAGTACTAGCCATTTAAAACCCTCCTAATCCTACTATACCTGGTGTAATACTAATCTCTGAATCTACCGTTACCTCATTAATTAATCTAGGCTTCTCAAGACTTGGCTCTTTATAATCAATTGGCGTATAATGCCCTCTTACTTCATCATAAGTATCACTCAATGAACTTATTACAAACTCAAAATTATAATCAAATAGATAAGGCCGCTCGGCAGCTTCATCAACTGCAAAATTATTAAAATGACCCATGAAGATATGGTTATCATAAAATAACTCTACGCCATGAATAACATTAATTACTCTAGTTAAAGTCTCTTTAAAAGAGGTTGGATCTAAAAACTGATAACCATTATTTCGATACGCATAAAGGAAAGCTAAAAAATTTGCATAACTAAATGATCTTCGTCGGGCTATATTTGTTAAGCCACTACCCTCTACCATAAAAGCAGCTGTCTTACCAGTTGAAGAGATAAGATCCTGATTAGGTCCCCATAATTGTGTGATATAACCATTACGAGTATAGCTACTGTAAACAGAAGAGGTCTTTCCATGATTCAAATTAGAAGGATTAACAAGCATTGTAAATGTTAATCTATTGTTATCTTTATCAGCTATTGAAATCTGCATGGGAAGAAGAGCAGTTTTTGCACCGGTTAAATAAGGATTTGGTTGAGAGACACCGTATTCCCCATTATTAAACTCTGTTAAATCCTGTGTGAAACTAGCACCAGCCTGTTCAAGGACATCATGTGCCAAGTCATGTCTCAACTGAGCATAACCAGTAGTAGTCAATCCATTTAAGAAACTATCTGTCTCTTTTCGTACCCTTACTCGATCATCACTATCTTCTCTTCTTATAGACTCCATTAAATTACCTCAGATAACTGTAAATGGTCTTCTCAGCTTTGAACGTTATAGTGTAAATAAATTTATAAGGGGTCTCTGAATCTTCAGTTAAATCCAAACTTTCAAAATAACCCCGATACGCGGCATAATCATAAGCTAATTGAATATAGAGACGATCTTTTACAAAACCATAAGTATCGAATTTAGCAGCATTCGCATTCATCATTTTCATGATTCCTCTAAATTCATCATAAGATAAAGTCTCTCGTCTTCTCTTTACTGTTAGACCACTATGATCTCCGGGTTGAATTGGTTCCTGTAAACCCAAATTAGGAATATCCATATATTTATTCAACATCTCTCTGATTTCTTTTGGCGTCTGTGTTAAAGGGGTATTAAATTTAGGGTTCGTATATGGTGTACTAGGTCCACCCCACAGAAACGAAGCACTACTTCCCTGGAAAGTAATTGTATCAAGTTCCTCACCCCAATGATCCTCTACCCATCCTGTCATAGTCTGAGTCCTATTTACTATCTTTGATAGATTAACACTAATACTACTAGGATTTATTAACAAAACAAGTCCTAAAAAGACTTGTCCTTGAATAGTATAGGATATAGACCTTCCATCTATATCTACTGTCTGTATGAAGAACCTTACTCTATCAGCACCTTTTGTCGATTTATGGGTATTATATAAATAACTGTCCAAAGTTGGGACAAAGTATTTATCTGAAGCATTTGTTTTTAAAAACTTCTCTAAAGAAACTTCCCTAAGACCCATACTATGCTCCTATGTATTCCTGATTCATGACTGCTCTGACTGAATTGGCTATCTTATTAGCTAAATCTTTTTCTGTTGCAGTCACATTTATATTTATTTGTTTTGACCCTCCAGCAGCCCCACCCATTCTTCCTCCTACAGGTTCATTAAAAGTTGGGGATGTTTTTAATTCAGAAAAAGTTTTAGGAAGAACAGTCTCTCCCGTATGCAGAGTCACACTTCCGGGCGATGTTACTTGCATAGGTTTCTGTAAACCCTGAAACGCCTTATGAGAGACAGGTGTTGTCGCAGCACTCATAACAGACTTTAGCACTTCTTTTCCCTTTATCATTTTATCAATAACGTCAGTAGAAATTCCTTTGGCTTCATATGCTTTCTTAACATCAGTTAAATCAAGACCCAGTCTATCCGTCATCTCCTGTATCTTTCTCTTATCATCTCCTGCAGTCTTGTGAATTTCTTCAGCAATTCCTTTTAATGATTTATCATCACCCATTAATTTTAATTTCTGTATCTTATAGATATTCTCATTAGTCCTATTCATTTCCATAAGATTTCTTTTCATAGCTTCTTGGGTTGCCTTCTGCTCATTTAACACTCTGAGGGATTCTTCATTCTTACTAGCTAATTCTTGTACTAAGAATTTCTGGTTCTCACCTGGTCTCTCCTTAGACAATGCCCTCAATTTATTCATCTGTTCCATTATAGCACCCGCAACCCCGCTATTCCCAGCTTCTAGTGCACTCTTTCCTGCCTTAGCAAGTGATTGCATCGGATCATCTGCTCTCATAGATTCATTTAAGGCATCTTGTACCCCTTGCTCAATTGCAACTAATTCATTTAAACCTTGGATATCTTCAGTGGTTTTCTTAATCAGAGCAAGCTGAGACTGATTTGTAAGATTCCCATCTTTATCCACTGCAAGAAGTTTCCCCAATTCCTGATTCCCAATTAATGAGGCTTTCAATTGCTCCTGTGCGAGTTTCTGTGTCTCTGACATATAAGCATTATCATTTTTAGTCAGCCAACCATAAATATCTGCAACTCCTTTATTCATAGCAGTCAGAACACCTATATTACTAGCTCTCCATGTTAATTCATCTTTTCCTATTTCAACCATCTCTTTATAAGAAAGAGTCCCTTTCACAAGCTCTTTGAAACTATCCTCAGACGCCTTAGCTAATTCCCCTTCAGTCTTCTCTTGACTCTTAAAACGAGCAACTTGATACTTAGTTAGAAAACTAGATGACTTTAAAAGACCATCTATTCCTTTTAAATTCTCTGCATCACCCTTTTCTATCCTTGTTGCTATATTTTCAGCAGTCTTTTTATCCGTTTTAATTATCTCAGCCCAGGTTGAAGCCATACCCTCATCCATACCAAGAGACTTCATTAATAAATCAACTAACTTAGCACTATTTTCAGCTTGATCTTTACCCGGTATTGCTGCAGCCATTATAGCATCTGCAATACCCTTTTTATTATCTTGAAAATCTTTTTTATTTGTTGAGAAGTATTTTTGTGATGAACCTAATAAATTCTCTATCCCTTTTTTAGTCACCTTAGCCTGTTCCACTAGCATACGTACTGTCTTTTCCTTGACACCAGCTGCTTCCATTCCTTTAATAGCTACTAATAAACTTTCACCTGAGATTTGTGTTAAATCTCCGACACTCGCAACCTTCTTTATAGTATTTATTAAAAGCTGTGGTGCTTCCTTAGCTAACATACCCATCTCTGATGTCTGAACAACACTATCCTTCCCAATCATATCAAGGGCTCTTTGAGACTTTGATTGTGCTGAAGCTAATTCGGATCTTAACCTTTTTAAATGTTCTACATCCTCAGGGGTTTTCGTATCTTTTGCTTCGAGGAGCTGAATTTCAGATTGTAATTTTACCGCCTGGTCAGCAAACTCAGCACCCATGTCTTTAAATACTTTATTTATACTTACCCCAGACTCTTTTGCAAGACTTAAAAGAGCGGCCTGAGCCTTCATATTACCCGATTTAAAAACACCGTACATATCCTCTGTTGCCTCAGCAGCATCATCGGCACCACCTACCATATCTTCAGTAAAACGCTTCATCGTTTTACTTGCAGAGCTAACAAAGACACCATACATTGCCAAAGATGCAGATGCATTTTCAACGGTAGACCAAAATCTATCTGTAGAAAGACCCGATTTTTGTGCATCAAAAGCTACCTGGACAAAGGCTTTATCAATACCTTCCATATCCATACGAAAATCGGTCAACATTTTTCCAATCATATTACCTACCTGAGGTAATACCAACCCTAGTGTCTTACTAGCCTTTCCTGCGATATAGATAGCATCACGATAAGATAGAAGCCCTTTATTCAGATTCTGGATATTCGAGCCAGCCTGAACCATTGCTTCCATTAATTCTCTTACCTGAGTAACATCCATCCCAACACGTATATTCTCACTGGCTTTAAATATCTGATCATTAAAATCTTTAAATTGCTTTTGAATATCACCTGTCATAATATCAGGACCACGAAGAACAGCAAAGGCTTTATTTGAATCCTTTACAAACTGATCAGCTTGCATACCTACATCCCACAATGCCTTTACTGCCATAAAAATAGCTCCAGGCCAACCAGCAATTATTTTAGTTATACCACCAAGCATGGAACTCGCACCTTTTGCTGCTGCACCAAACTTCTTCATTAAACCTGGCATACCTGATAACTTAATACTTGCCTTATTAAATAAGCCCTCATAGCTCTGAACAGTAGTCTGACCTTTTTTAGAAGCTTTATTGAATTGAGCCCAGCCTTTCATAAAAGAAGGACCAGCATCTTCCATATGATCGACAAAGCTTTTTGCCGTATTTTGGGCAAGGACTATCTTCTGTTTAGTATTGGCTAGCTCTTTATTTAAATCAGCCACTTTTTTCTTCTGTTTATCCCATTGAGCAACTGATTTTGTTTTACTACTATAAATTTTACCCAACTTTCCTTCAATAGAAAGAAGAGTATTATTTAAATCATTTGCCTCTTCTAAACCCAGAGCACCTTTAATATGGAGAGCTCGTACCTCTTTAGACATATCCTTAACTTCAGAAACACCTTCCTTGAGTACCTTGTTCAGATTCATTAAATCCTGGACATTACCTTTAAAGGTCTTATCAGATATATCCTTATAGTCTTTAAAAGTTTTTAGTAACTTTTCAGTAAGTTTATTCTGCTTTTCAAGAGCTTCAATCTTCTTATCAGCCATAAAAACTATTTCCTAGCAGTTAAAATTTTTGACCCTACTTTTTTTAAAAACCGAACTTGCTCTTCTTTCTGAGCTTTCTTACCAGGAAGTAATAATAGATTATTGGATTTTTTAGACATTAATTCCTTTGACTCTTCTTCTGATAATACCCTCTGAGTGGACATTATAGATGGCCCACCCTCTTCTTTCCTTTTTTCCCGAATCTTTTCAAGCTTTTGTTCCGCTTCCCGAACTTGCCCTTCAGCCTTTTCCCGAAGTTTTCTCATATGCTCTTCCACAAATAAATCATGCTTATCTTTCTTACCTGACATCTGTCGCATAAGTTCATCAACTAATTCTTCCGCAGTCTCAACCGGAACAGCCCATCCTGTAGGTTTCCATTTTGGCTCTTGAGAATGACCCTTTTTGGCAAGTTCCTCCCGACGTTCCGCATTGGTCTTTTTATAAGCATCATGTTTGGAACTGATACCCTTAGCTCCTTTAGGATTAGATGCAGATGCTACTAGAATTGCCAGAGAAAAATCATTGTTATACTTCTCCTCCTCATCCAACATTCTATTTATTAGAATCCAATTCTCCTGGTATACATTTAACCCTATATGTCTTGTACCAGAGATACCTGTCAAACTCTCTGAATTTGGAAGATTACCCTTTGTTAATTGCCACACCCTTCTTGATGAGCTTGTATAACTAAACCCTTCTAAAAAATCAACAGCCTCTTCAGCATTTTTCCTTAATTCAGTAAGTTCTTCAGATATTCTGGTATAGAGCAGGATGGGTAAGTCATTAAAGAATTTATAAAGCTCTTTAATCTTTTCATCTCTATTCTTAAGGACATTCTCTCCATCAATCAAAAAGAGACTGAAAATGAGAAAATACATATTAAATCGAGCGACATAATTCTTATCTTTATTTCCAGAATAAAGCTTTATTAAATCATACTCTTTCTCATTCACCGTCTTAAAGACAAAATATTTATCAGATAATTTAAAGGTCATTGCAAGAAATCCCTTATAAATCATATCAGATAATTTTTGGTATGCTTCTTTCCTTATCATTACTTAACAGCTTCAGTACTAGCTTGAGCCATACGCATCTCTTCTTGAGCTCTTTCTTCATTCACTTTCTTATTTAATCGTTCAGTCTCAGTCATCCCCTCCGTAGAATCCTCTTCTACTTTACGGAGTTTTTCTGGAAGATCTTCTTCGACTTCTTCTGATAATGCAACACGCTCAAATTTAATACTACTCTTTAAAGCATTTTTTAAACCAGTTAACATATTCGAATAGGCATCAAAAAGAGCATCGATTAAAGTAGTAGGCCATTGGCTGGTATAGTTTACCATGAAAAGGAATCGAGATTTTACTTTTTTCTCATTATTCTCACCAACATATTCTATCTCATCCTTAATTTCATGATCATTAATCTTTTTTATAGCACATGCTAAGGTATGTCGTTTTAATCCTTCAAGATATCGGCCACCTTCCATTTCTTGAATGGACTCCATAATAATGAGGTCTTCCGTTGAAGTCAAGGGCTCTACTTCAAAATGAAACCCTTCTTTTTCAAAATCTATCTCTTTTCGGGGAGAAAATTTTTCTTTAATTTCCTTAAAAATTTCTGTCAAGTCCATATAAACTCCTCATTCTCTTATTTAGATTTTTATTATTAAAGAATGAGATAGGATTACAATAAATAAAAATATTTCCTGAAGGAAATCAGAAGATTACTTTGAGGTCTATTATCTTATTTGGATATATCTAAATCTTATCTAGTATCTGAATTTCTTAT